GAAGCCGGTGGCCTGGGGGAATGTGTGGTGGGCGCCGGGGACGGTAATGCCGGTGGAGAGTGATCAAGTGCCAAGTGAGACGGTGCCAAGTGTTTCGGTGGCAGGTGAGGGAGGGTCATCAAGTGAGGGAGTGCCAAGTACTCCGGTGTCAGGTACCACGAGTGAAGAGGCGGGGAGGCTGGTGGCCAGGGCGATGTTTGGAAAGCCGAGCAATTCCCGGATGGTGGAGCTGAACGGGGAGGAGCATCAGAGGCTGTGGCGGAAGTTCGAGCGGTTTAGCAAGAAATGGGAGAAGAAGGTCGGCAAGGATGTAGCAGCGATGTTCGAACGGCAGCGGGAGAGCGTGATAGCCAGGCTGAAATCTGACAACGGATTGGCTGCACAGAACGCAGCCCAACGGATTGAACGGATTACGAACAGACCAGGGAATGGCAAGTTAAAAGTGCTGGCGACTCGGACGGTGGAGGATGTGGTGAAAAAGCCATTCGATAAGCCGGAGTGGGTGAAGAAGTTCAGGGTGATGATGCGGGCTTTACTGATGGATCTGGTGGAGGAGGCAGGGGGGGATGCGCTGGAGGCGCTGGGGCTGACGATCGGGTTTGTGGTGAAGCAACCACTGGTGCAACGGTTTATCGAACGCCAGGCGCAACGGTTTGCGGTGAAAGTGAACGATACGACGTGGGAGATGCTGAAGGAGAGCCTGAGCGAAGGGCTGGGGGCAGGGGAGGAGATGCCGAAGCTGCTGGAGCGAGTGGGGGAGGTGATGGGGGAGCGGATCCGCAGCAGCGAGGAGGTAATCGCACGGACGGAGGTCAACCGAGCGGCGAACGGGGGGACGCTGGAGGCCTGGCGGCAGAGCGAAGTGGTGGAGAAGAAATCCTGGCTGAGCGCATTATTGCCTGACCGGACACGAGATAGCCATATCGAGGCGCATGTGAGGTACCAGGCGAACCCAATCGGGCTGGATGAGGATTTCGAGGTGGGGAGCGGGAGCGGTCCGCACCCAGGGGCGATGGGGGCGCCGGAAGAGGATATCAACTGCCTGTGCACGATGACGGCGGTTGTTACGAAAAGTGAGGAGGAAGGTGGAGCATGACAGCATTTATCCGAGGGATTTGTGAGCGGAAGGCGAAGGCGCCGGGGAACCCAGGCGATCCGATCGTGTTCGTGGCGTCGTCACCGGGCGTGAAGCGTGACGGGCGGGATCTGGAGATCGCCAATTGGGACCTGGAGAATTACCGGAAGAACCCGGTGTTCCTGTGGGTACACGACTACATGGGCCGGAACCTGCCGATCGGCAGGGCGGAGGTGACACTCGAGGGGAAGGAGATGATGGCTGCGGTGATCTTCGACCAGGCCGACGAGTTCGCCCGGACGGTGGAGGGCAAGTACCGGCGCTTGTTCCTGAACGCGGTGAGCGTGGGGTGGGACGATCACGTGTACTGCAAGAAGTGCGGGGAGGAGCTGGACCGGTGGTCCACCTTCGGGCTGGAATATCTGCGCAGGAAGTGCCCGCATTGCGAGGCGGATTTGACGGCCGATACGATCAATCTGCGATATGAGCTGCTGGATATCAGCGGGGTGCCGGTGCCGGGAGATCAGGATGCATTGAAGGAATGGGAATACCGGGCATTGAAACAAATCTTTGAGGAAGATGCGCCGGAGGAGGAAGGTGCCGAGGGCGAGTGGCGTGAGCTGGCGGCCAAGATGGTCGATGTGTTCACGAGGGCGCCTGATGAGAGCACCGAATCCAGGTTACGGCGTTACAGCGGGTTGCTGCCGAAGTACCGCCGGTTGGAGAAGACGCCGCCGGAGTTCCGGACGAACGAGGAGCTGGCAGGCTTGGGCGAAGAGGAGATCCGTGGATTGTTCTTCCATGGTGAAGCCGACAATCTCTATTGGATGCCCAAGATCGGGGAGCGCGTGGGTGCAATGCTGAATGCCAGGAACCGAGGCGATCTGGAGCAGGCGGTCACCCTTATCCAGGCGGTGCTGGAGCGGGCAAGGAAAGAAGCCGAGCAAGAGGCTGGGCAAGAAGAAGAGCGATCGGCGGAAAGCGGTGCGGGCGAGGTCGATGAGACCGAGCTAGTGCTACAGGCGCTGAGGGCTCGCATGACATTTATCAACTTGGGAGGTTGAAATGACTGAGGCATTGGAACTACTGTTGAAGGATATCAACGATCGTTTGACCGCGCTGGGCGAAAATGTGAACGAGGCGCGGCTTAAACAATTGGTCAGCGAGCAGTTCAATCTGCTGACCACCGACGAACAGTTCGTGCGCAAGATGCGCTTCGGATCTGCGGAACCAAAGGTGACCGGGACCAAGTTTGCCCGCTGGAATCTGGGCGTGGCGGATATCGAGTTCCTGTACGATCTGATGGAGAGCAAGCGCGGCCAGGCGGGGCACCAGGGGCCTTCGGAGGAGCTGCGCAACGCGTTCAAGGGGATCTCGGAGGCGTATTACCTGCCGATGGAGCAGGTGCGGCAGATCGACCAACGGGCGATCGACGACCTGTTCCCACGGATCCCGCTGAGCTGGTTCTACGGTTCCGACCGGGCGCTGGCGAAGCGCGGGGCGTGGGAGGAGACCCAGGCGTACCGCAATGCAGTGCGGGCGATGGACACGGCCGAGACCGGCTATGGCCTGCAGCTAATCGGGGCGCAGTACGTGGGCGACATGTGGGAAGGGGCTGGCAAGGACAGCCGGATTTTCAACCTGCTGGAATCTTTCGAGATGACCGATCCGACGGCTTACCTACCGGTGGAAGCCGACCTGCCGGAGCTGCTGTTCGTGGCAGAGAATACTTCGGCTACGGCCAGTGATTACACGACCACCAAGACAGGGTCGAACCGGGTGAGTGTGAGTGCGGTGAAGTTCATCCTGCACCAGATGTGGTCCGGCGAGATGGAGGAAGATTCCATCGTGCCGTACATCCCGTTCCTGCGGCGCCAGGCCACCAAGAGTCTGGCGCATTACTCGGACAGCCTGGTGCTGAACGGGGATACGACCAATGCGGGAACCGGGAACATCAACCTGGATGACGCCGATCCGGCGGACACCAAGCACTATCTGGCGTTCGATGGGATGCGGCATGCAGCTTTGGTGGACAACACCAACAACGCAGTCAACCATGCCGGGATCGGGATCGCCTACGATGCGCTGCTCAATCTGCGCAAGCTGATGCTGGACACCACCTACCTGATGGACTGGGGCCACCCGACCGATCCGACGGATTTGGTCTTTGTAGCGGACCCGGACACGGTGGAGGAGATCAGCCAGCTGGACGAGGTGAAGACGGTGGATCAGATCGGACCACGGGCAACGGTTTTGACCGGGCAGCAGGCGCAGATCGCCCAGCACCCGCTGATCAGCTCGATCGCCATGAGCAAGACCGAGGCGGACGGGAAAGTGAGCACCACGGCGGGCAATAACACGCTGGGGCAGGTGGCGGCCTTCAACCGCCGGGGCTACACCGTGGGCTGGCGGCGCCGGGTGAAGCTGGAGACCGAGCGGCTGCCGGGACGGGACCAGACGCGTCTGATCTATTCGATGCGATTGGGTCTTGGCCGATTTACGCCGACCGGGGCGGCCAGCGGGATCGAACACACAGCAGTGCTGCGGAATATCCTGGTGGCGTAGGGAGCTGATTGCTGGCAGCGGTCAGCAATCAGAAATCAGCGATTAGAAAAGGGGCGGGGAAAGCCCGCCCCTACCAGAACGAACAGGATAGAGTAACGGAGGTGTGAAATGCCTGTGATTAAGCCGAATATCAGCAAGGGACAGCTGGTGAAGCTGTCGTTTTCCCAGGACAATGTGGCGGCGAACCAATCGGATGTGCAGCTGTATCGGAGCGAGGTGGCTGCGGCGGCATTGTTGGCGGTGGATGAGTTCAACATGCCGTTTGCGGGCGAGGTGGTGGCGATCGCCTACAGCCTGAGCGCGGCCGGGTCGGCGGGCTCGCTGACGGTGGGCGCCTCGGTGAATGGGACCGAGGATGCGGACACCACGCAGACGATCAGCACGGCGGCACGCGGCTATGCCAGGATCCCGAGGGGCAAGGTGACGTTTACCGCCGGGCAGTATATCGGCGTCGAGATCACCACAAATGCGAGTTGGAACGGCACGTCGTCCGATCTGGCGGTGGATGTGTACGCGCTGATGTATCTGGAAGGGATCTGATCCGCTGACAACGGATTCAGGAACGGATTGAACGGATTAGGGGCGGGGAGACCCCGCCCCTATGGAGATGAAGATGCCGAAATATAAAGTGCGGTGGAATTACGAGAGCCGAAACTGGAACGGCGACATCATCACGTTGAGAAAGGGCGAGGTGGTGGAGCTGGAGGAGGCGGTGGCGGATTGGGTGAGTAAGGATAGCCCTGGCGTGCTGCATGAGGTGGGCGATAAGGGCGCAAGCCTTGCGCCCCTACGGTTGTTGGAGGAGGCGCCGAAGGACCGGATGGTGAGGAAGGCGCGCGGGAAGAGGTAATCAGGGTGTATCGGGTTCAGATTAGGGGATTGGAGGAGTTTCAGCGGGCGATGGACAAGTCGCCGGAAGTCACGCGGAAGGAGCTCGAGAAGGCGATGAAGAAATCGGTGATCACGGTGACCAACGAGGTGAAGAGGGAGACGCCGGTGGGCGTGTCGGGGCAGCTGAGGGGCTCGATCGGGGGCGAGGTGACGACGACCGGCGAGCACGTGCGAGGGCGTGTGGGGACCAGCATCACAGATATCTATCCGCTGGTGATGGAGCTGGGACGGAGACGGGGCGCCAGGCGGCCACCGGCCGGGAGGCTGGAGCGGTGGGTGCACCTGCAGCTGGGTGTGCCGACGGAGCGGGCGTATGGAGCGGCGAGGAACCTGGCCAGGGTGATCAGCGTGCGGGGGATCAAGGGACATGAGATGTTCCGCAAGGGGTTCGAGGCCAGCGTGAAGAGCATCGAGGGATATTTCGGGGAGGCGCTGACGGCGATTGTGAGGGCGTTGGGTGATTGATTGAGGAAGAAGTTTTGATCAACCACAGAGGCCGCTGAGTACAGCGGTCAGAGACACGGAGAATTTAGGAAGTTAGGAAATTAGGCCCGTAAAGTACACGGAGTCATTATGGGAAAAGTTTCGATCATTATTCCGAGTCGGAATGAGTTGTTTTTGCAGAAGACGGTCACGGATCTGCTGGCGAAGGCCGGGGATATCGAGGTGATCGCGGTGCTGGACGGGTATTGGCCGGAGCCGGCGCTGGTGGGGGATAGCCGGCTGAAGATCCTGCACAAGGGGAAGGCCGCCGGGATGCGGGCAGCGATCAATAGTGCGGCGGAGCTGGCCACGGGCGAGTGGCTGATG